TGGAATGAGGCGAATCAATGTTACACAGGAAGAAAGCTGTGACTAGTCCCCTATCAGATGAAGATGAAGGCTTGGTGAGGCGATTGCGGGCTTGGGCCTCTGACGTGCAATGCGGCCATCAATTAGTTGGCGCGGATTTGGATTTAAAGGAAGCCGCCGACCGTATAGAAGCCCTTGCTGCGCGGAATAAGGACATAGAAGCCCACGCAAAGGCGATGGCGGAGGCGTTGGAAACTGCATTAAATTATGTTGGGCAAGTGAAGTGCTTGGCCCAACCCGAAACCTCTCGCACTGAATTGATTGAAATATGGGCCGATGAACTTAATGCCCTCGCCGCCTATGACGCGAAGAAGAAGGAGGCAACAAAATGAACGTAGACGATCTTGAAGGTAGTGTGCATGTTGTAGAAGTGGATAACTTTGACGGCCTTGCTAGAGTCTTGAAAGAAGTTCGCAAAGCTTACCCTGTAATGCAGGGTGATGCTGAGTGGGAGTCCAAACTAAAATACGCGGTAGATCTTTGTACTAACTGCCTATACTTGTACTACACGACTCAGCAGATGCGCCTTGCCTTGCAGAAAGAAATATTTTCTAGTAGCATGGACTTTCCAACCCTTCCCGAAGACGACGACACCAAGCACTAGGAGACCACAGCTTTACATGGACCCTTTCGACAAACTAGGAACACCCGAATACTCAAGATTTATTGCTCTCTCTAGGTACGCCCGTTGGCTACCAGAGGAAAACCGAAGAGAGTCTTGGGCTGAAACCGTAGACAGATACTTTACTTTCATGGATAAACACCTTAAAGAGAAGTTTGACTACGATATCCCGAAGAAGACCAGAAAAGATCTTAGGAATGCTGTGTATAACTTGGACGTTATGCCATCTATGCGCGCCCTAATGACTGCTGGGCCAGCCTTAGCTAGATGCAATGTAGCTGGGTTTAACTGTAGCTACCTACCCATTGACCACCCTAGGGCCTTTGATGAACTCTTGTATGTCCTCATGTGTGGCACAGGGGTAGGCTTCTCAGTTGAAGAAGAACAGGTAAAGAAGCTTCCTGAGGTTAACGAAATCCTTGAACACTGTGACACTAAAATTATGGTGGACGACAGTAAGCAAGGATGGGCTAAAGGCCTTCGCCAACTTATATCTTTGCTGTACGCAGGTCAAATCCCTTCTTGGGACCTTAGTCGTCTAAGACCAGCTGGGGCTCGCCTAGTCACCTTTGGTGGACGTAGCTCTGGCCCAGACCCCTTGGATGACTTGTACACCTTTGTTGTAGAGAAGTTCCAAGCTGCCCAAGGGCGGCAACTTACTTCCATGGAATGCCATGATATCGCCTGTAAGATAGGTGAGATTGTCGTAGTAGGTGGGGTACGTAGAAGTGCCCTGATCTCCCTAAGCGACATTAAGGACATACGCCTTAGGGATGCTAAGACAGGCGAGTGGTGGCGCACAGAGCCTCAGAGGTCCTTAGCTAACAACTCTGCTGTGTATTCTCGTAAGCCTGACATGAACCTCTTCTTTGAGGAGTGGCATTCCCTGTACAACTCCAAGTCAGGGGAACGAGGTATCTTCAACAGAGATTCAGTTAAGAAGCACTTGAAGAACCATGTTACTCGAAGAGACCCTGACCATCCCTTTGGTTGCAACCCCTGCTCAGAGATTAATCTTAGGCCATACCAGTTCTGTAACCTTACTGAGGTGGTGGTACGTCCGCAAGATGACTGGGAGGACCTAGACACCAAAGTGCGCCTAGCAACCATCCTTGGTACCTACCAAAGCACTTTGACCGACTTCAAGTACCTTAGGAAGATTTGGAAGAAGAACTCAGAAGAAGAGAGGCTTCTTGGCGTATCCTTTACAGGTATCATGGACAACGATATGCTTAGTGAGATAGGGGGCACTCTGTCCCCTTGGCTTACTACGATGAAAACCACTGCTATAGAGGTAAATAAAGAGTATGCAAAGCATCTTAAGATCGAAGTATCAACCGCTATTACCTGTGTTAAACCATCCGGTACCGTATCTCAACTTGTGGACTCCGCATCAGGGATCCATCCGAGGCACTCTCCGTACTACATTAGGAGAGTTAGGGGAGACAAGAAAGACCCTCTCTCACAATTCATGGCTGCAGCTCCGTTTCCCTTGGAGGAAGACCTTTTTAACCCCCATAATTATGTCTTCGAATTCCCAATGAAAGCCCCGGAAGGTTGCTTGACACGAAGCGATATATCTGCTATAGATCACTTAGAATTATGGAAGGTTTACCAAGAAGCTTGGTGTGAACATAAACCCTCAGCTACAATCTCTGTCAAAGAGGACGAGTGGCTAAAGGTTGGCTCTTGGGTCTTTGATAACTTCGACCATATCTCAGGGGTTTCTTTCTTACCCTACGAAGAGCATACGTACAAACAGGCACCCTATGAAGAAATTACAAAAGAGGAGTATGAAGAGCTTTTGAAGAAGATGCCACAGAACGTAGACTGGTCAAAGTTACAAGACTTTGAAAAAGAGGATACCACTGTTGGTAGCCAAGAAATGGCTTGTGCTGGAGGATTTTGTGAAATTACCTAGATTTATACCAAGAAGTATTGCGTTTCGTATTAGATGGCCTAAGAGAAAAGATGGAACTAATGGACTTACCTATTGTTTTAGGTGGAAAATACGAAATGAGATTACTTAAGGAAGATTATATGAAGGACTCGGTTAAGAATACACACATATACCAAGTGTTTACTGAGGCAAGTCAGCTTATGTCTGGCTATGCTTTGTTCCTGAACAAGGACCCCTCTGCCTTTGTCCTCTATGACAACATAGAAAAGCTGGACGAAATAGAAGAGAAGCTAGGGGAGGCTCTGGAAAGCACACGAATAGCAAAAGGAAACTTGCTAGAATTTATGACTACGGAGGTGACAAGTGTCAACAGCTAACCATAGTGGTGACCAAGACTATAGACAACCCGGTGAGTGGTACACCGAGTTATCAACTGAAGATTACAGCCTAGCTCCTGACCCCTACGCTACCGAGGATGCACCAAGTGATCCTTATACATCAGAGAATGATGTGGTTACGATGCCCCAAGTGTCCCCAGAGACAGCCTTTGTTGGTCCCTTGGACTACCAAGTTGGCGGAGACCACTACAAGGACTTTGCAGTGCAGCCCATTGAGTACATTACCAAGAATAAGCTTAGCTTCTGTGAGGGTAACGTAGTCAAGTACATCTCAAGACATGCAAAGAAACACGGAGTAGAGGACCTTAAGAAAGTTATCCACTACGCCAAACTAGAAGCAAAACTAACCTATGGAGAAGATTTATGAGCATTACCCTTCCTAACGGCCCCACCGTTCTAAAAGATGAGGATCTTAATGATTCATGGCTACAGTTCGATGACATCGTTATTCATAGAAATACCTTGGAAGACAAAGGCTCTTACAACATCAGTAAACAACGGGAAGAAAACTCAGTAAACTTGTTTGATGACGTTTTGGGGCACCTTCTCAGAGGCGACAACTACCACAATCAGAGTACCCTGATGTTCACATTCACAAAAGAGAGCTTGCTTACTAACCAAATTATTAATCTGAATGCCTGTCGTAGAATCACAGGGGGTCTCCACACCTAATGAACAAGGAGAGTAACCTTCATGTCTTCATCGGATACGACGAGAAGCAAGACCTTGCATGGGAAGTATGTGCCGAATCCCTCCGTAGCCAAGCTTCAAAGCCTGTATCCATCTGGAAACTGGACCATAGGCTCCTGCGCTCTCTCGACCTCTTCAAAAGAACGTGGGAAATTGAAGGAAACACAGGAAGGTACAAAGATGTCGCAGATGGTAAACCCTTTAGTACGCAGTTTGCACACAGTAGGTTCTTGGTTCCGGAGATGTGTAAGCACCTTGGTGTTGCTAGTGATGATGTGGCTATTTTTGTTGACTCCGACTTCGTCTTCCTCTCCGACCCTTATGAGATTATTACAGAAATCAGAGCCAAGGAGGAGAAGTGTGTCTGGGTTGTCAAGCACGATTACACGCCGAAGACAGCTACGAAGATGGACAGCCAAGTACAAATAGCGTACTCGATGAAGCTTTGGTCTTCTCTTATGGTCTTTGACCTGAGATTCAACACAGGATTAACTAAGGAGATTGTTAATGAAAAGTCTGGTAGATGGTTACATACTTTCGAATGGACTAATGGACCGCATGAGATCGGGGCCTTGGACGAAAGATGGAACTTCATTCCCGACCATTCTGAGGAAAACGCTAACGTACACAATATCGGGGCCATTCACTGGACTGAAGGGCTTCCGTGCATTCCCGGCTATGAGTACTGTAGATACGCAGCCACTTGGCGCGATGTTGAGCGAAGAGTACTCGAAAAGAAACTTAGAGGATCCTAATGCCTAAGTACACCTTCGTTACCAGCTTCTCAGATAAACTCTGGAAAGCATATGCAAGCAATACTGTCCCCACTGTCTACCGTAATCTCCCTGATGGTATTCAGTTCATCGTATACTTCAATGGAGAGTTTCAAGAAGAATGGAAACTAGCTCTCCCAGAGGCAGAATTTCGTGACCTTAATGCCATGAGTGATTACCAGTTCTTCCGTCAGAAGTACAAAAAGACACCCTTACCTAACGTAGAAAAGGGGCACCAGTTTAGATTCAACTTTCTCCCCTTCTGGAACAAGGTCTGTGCTTTGCAAGATGCCATGGTTAAGGGCGGTCGAGGAAAGATCTATGAAGACTACCTTATCTGGCTAGATGCAGACCTATTTAGTGCTGAGGAGATCACAGAAGATGACTTGGAGCGTTGGATTCAAGGAAAAGACGTAGCCTCTCTAACTAGATCACAGCCTTGGAATACATGGGAGACAGGTTTCTTGTCTTTTAAAATGTCCGACTTAACCAAGAGTTTCGTTGATGATGTGTACAAACTGTATACCTCTGGGAGACTCTTTGACCACAATGAGTGGCATGACGCCTACCTATTTACAGTGGTATGGAAAGAATACAAGACCAAGTTGTCACATAACGAATTAAACTTGGTTCCTTCTTATGGGCATTGCTTTGATACCAGTATCCTACCCCCCTCTCTGTGCCACTTGAAAGGTGGTGAGCGTAAGATGACTGGTAAGTTCTTTGAGCATCCTAAAGCCAATGCCGTACTTTTTGCTGACTTCACAGGGGTAAGGAATGTAAAGGAAGATCCTGTTATCTCTGTTAATAGCGATGGAGTAAAAGTCCATGTCTAAGCTAATCTCAGAAGACTATAGAGATTTAAACTCTGAGCTTCATAGTAGAAATCCTATGTATGGCGCCAAAGGTCACAAGCAAGCAGCAAACGTAGTCACTTCATTGGGCTTAAAGGCTGGTGATGTTATCCTAGATTATGGCTGTGGTAAAGCATCCCTAGGCAAAGAGCTTGCAAAACAAGACATAGATGTAGAGAACTACGATCCAGCTTTGAAGATGTATGCCAAGCCTATTACAGAGAGAAAAGGGTATCCTTGGAAGTATGTTGCTTGCATGGATGTTATAGAACATGTGGAACCCAACTCCCTTAACAGTGTCCTTGATGATCTTCTAGGGTCCTTTACTACTAAGGCCTTTATCCTAATTTCAACGGACCCATCTAACAAGACTTTGAAGGACGGGCGCAACGCTCATCTTATTATCCAAGGAAGAAACTTCTGGGGCGATAAGCTTGAAGAGCGAGGCTTTAGCGTTGAAAAGCTTGTGGACAATAGAAAAGGATGGTATGGGGTAGTATGTACGAAGCGGTAGATATCTACAAAGTACTAGGATCGGGAAATTCTAATACCTCTGTAAAAAAGATCAAAGCTATTTCTAGCATGTGCAGAGATACTCTTGAAGTTACCACTGGGTCTGTGTGCGAATTTGGAACGTACCGAGGAGACACTTCACTAGTACTTCTTTCTGTTATTGATGAACTAGGTAGTAAAAATATGTGCTACTTCTTTGATACCTTCGAAGGTCTCCCAGAGGGGGATCCAGAGGTTGACATGAAGGTTAAGAGTGGCTCAGGGCCTCTTCCTAAGGGTTCTCTTTGTTTTTCCTTACAAGATTACAAAGAAAAGATTACAAAGATGACTGGTGATCTTGGGATAACGAAGCCTAGGTACACTACGGTAAAGGGTGATATTAGGAAGACATTAACACATAAAGACATTGGGCAAATAGCCTTTGCAGTCTTAGACGTTGACTACCACGATACAACTAAATACGTCTTAGAATACATGGATCATCTACTTGTGCCGGGGTCTGTTGTGTACCTTGACGACTACACGAATTGGGCAGGAGCCAAGAAGGCAGTTGATGAATTCTTAGAAGTGTCTAAGGGTTTTCGTTTAAGCTCTTCTGGGGGCCACTACTTTTTAAGAAAGGTGCTTACATGATAAAACGTAGTCAGAACCCTAAAGAAATCTTAGGTCTTCGTGGATTTATGCGTACTCGTATGGCCGATGGCAGCATAAAGTCTTACTTAGAGATTGGAAGCTATGCTGGTGAGTCCCTCATGTACATGGTACCTGCTTTAGCACCCGATGCTCGCATTGTCCTAGTGGATCTTGGAGATAACCCAGAGGCTAGGACAGAGCTTTTAGCAAAATTAGAGGCCCTTGAAAATGATGATACGAATACCTTTGATATCCACTTAGTTACAGGATACTCAGAGACTAGAGAAACCTTGGCCAAGGTAAGTGAACTCTGTCCTCCTAGGGGATACGACCTAGGGTTCATCGATGGGAACCATGACTTTGCCTACGTCATTAAAGACTTGGAGAACTATGGCCCTCTTTGTTCATTCATTGCTATGCATGACATTGACCCTAGGAGTATCTCAAGGCAGATTACAAAGCATGGCTTTGAGAAACCTTGTGCTGCACATGCTTGGAAGGTCTTGAAACTAAGTAGAACAGTAGATGAATTTATTGACACAGAAGCCGAGAAGCCCATGGGCATTGGCGTACTAAGAGGGATAACAATAGGACGATGAAATGGACAGAGGATTTAAACGCTAGGTGTTGGAAACAAAAGGGCTTCTGTTGGGAACCTTGGTGGTACATAGATAACAGTGGAAATAAAGTACACCATTGGATGGAAAGACCAAGCCTCGAATACTCAAAGACTCCCGACAAGAAGAGGTACGAAGTGAGAAATATAGATACAAAAGAAATTGTAGGTGGGTGGGGCATTGATTATAATGCGTGGAACTACTAGCATGACCGAAGGAACGAAGATGACCTTAGAAGAAATCAAAGAAAAGGCAAAGAAGGCTATTTCTGAGCAAACCTTTACTAGCTCCGGCTATGGGGGGCCAAGTTATCAAGCATGGAGTGCCGTGATTGACGTATCTAGCGCTTTAAGAGACCTTATTGATTACATTGATGACAAGGAGCACTAGTATGACCGAAGGAACGAAGATGATTTTTGGTGCTACACGCTTTAATACTGTACGGTGCTGCGTGGGTGACCCCTTCTTTCTTCTTTGTGAAATTGGGACGCCCAGAGATTGCCTTTGCTTGGTGCTGGGTTGCGATTTGTACCAACGTGTGGATTATCTCTAATCTTCCTAATAACGAGGAGCACTAGTATGACTAGTTGGTGTGGTGGTAAGGTCACCAAAGAAAAACCTTTGAAGATTGTAACATTTTACTGGAATAACCCTAACGCAAAGAACAAGCCTTTCTTTGAGTGGCAACCAGAGCATGTTCATAAGTTAGCCGCAGGGTTTAAAAGGCATCTACATATGCCACATGAGTTTCATGTTATCACAGATATGCCAGATGACCTTGATGCCTCTAAGGTTAAGATTGTTCCTTTGTGGGATGATCTGAGAGATTGGGGACGATGCTTTACTAGACTCAAAGCATTTTCCTCTGAAATGAAAGAATTGATTGGAGAACGCTTTGTATCTATCGACTTGGATACTCTTATTGTTGACGATATTACTCCTATATTTGACCGCCCTGAGCCTTTCATAGGCTACCGGGATTCAAAGAACCCTAAGGCGTACTCAGGTGCTCTGTGGATGAAAGACTTTGACTCCTACAATAATGTGTGGGAAACAATTAATCTTGTTCGTGCAGCTGATTTCTCTGATGCTAAGTACGTAGGGTCTGACCAGTGTTGGATGTCCACAATCTTGGATAACCATTCTGAGAAGCCGCCTAAGTGGAGTAAAGAGGATGGTATCTATGACTTCTGGAATATCGAAGAGCTTCCTAAGCTGCCTATGAATGCTAGGATTATCTTCTTCAATGGTATGCGTAGAGATATGTCAATGAAGAAGTTTCAGAAGAAGTACCCTTGGATCTTAGAAAATTGGAAGGAAAACTAATGTTTGTATTTTTCTGTGCAGTGCTTGTTCTCATTGCAGCTGTTGGGGTTGTGCTCACTTACCTTTGTGGTGGCTGCGTTATTCAAACCCTGCAAAATAAAGAAGGCCATTGGTCTCTTGAAGAAAAAATCTTTTGGTCTTGTGTCTTTACCCCTTTAATTGTTTTGTACTGGGTTAATTTTTCTTGGGGTGTTTATCTCTTAACTAAGATAGCTGGGTAAAATGATCGTGTTAAGTAAGGAGAACTAAGTATGAATACAAATAGACTTTGGCAAGCATTGGGCGTCTTAAAAGTGTTGTCCTATATTTCTGAGATATGGATATTTTGGTATTGTTTTGATGACCACTTAGCGGACTTCTTGGACCTTCCAACTCTTGGAAACATTCCCTTGTGGGCTTGGCTCTTGTGGGGTTTTCTTAGTAGTACTACCACAGTAATACGCTATAATTCTAAGGATAACTAAGTATGTTTAACTCTCTTCGTAAGTTACTTAAAGGGCCCCATACTCCGTCTCACTGTACTAATAGGCCCGAAGAAGGGGTGTCTCATGATACAAGAGATATGGTGTGGGTCTTTAATCTCTATGGTGACTCAGATAATGCAGATACTTACTCTTACTTCATTGATAAGGAGGGCCACTGGTGGCGTGTCTTGGATTACGGTTATGGAATAAAGAGTATGTACAGTATACCAGAAACAAAAGTTAGGGACTCCTACTGGAAAGTCTTTGGAAAAAAGATTGACGAGAAGCTCGAAGAGGCCCTAACTAATGTCTAAAGCCGTTAAGATTAAACCTACAGACTGTGTACCTGACGAAGAGATTCAAAGCAATATCTTGAGGAACGTGGGTCTTATCTCTGAATGGGAAGGACCCTGTAAGGTACACAATGGTACTGCTTGGCTTATGTCTGCTGGCCCAAGCTTGAAATTCGCCACTGCTAGTATGTTCCCTAAGGAATACTTTGATGACTTGCCGAACGATCATATATTTTGTATTAAGCATGCTCTTCCTGTACTGGCTGATGCAGGGATTAAGCCCTTTGCTTGCGTAGCTCTAGACCCTAGACCTATCTCTGGAACTAGTACGCATGGAGAGCTTAGAGAGTCTCTGTACGCATCAGCGCCTAAAGAGACCTTGATGTTCATAGCTACAATGACACATCCAAGTGTTACTGAGTACCTCTTGGAGAATGGTTACCGTGTCATTGGTTGGCATGCAGCATCTGGGCAACACGATAGAATGACCAAAGAAGGACGTATTCCACCTATGCATTCCCATGCTGGTGGGACTTGTTCTGCTATGCGGTGTATCTCTGTTGCGCATAACATGGGTTTTCGTAAGTCCAATCTTATAGGCTTTGATTGCTCTTTGGAGTCTGAGCCCGAGGACCTAGATGCAAAGATTCACCACGACCCTAACAACAAAGACTCCCTAAAGCCCAAGTACTTAGAAGTACATAACCCAAAGGATAAGGACAGATTTTCTTTCTGGACCACAGGTGAACTTGTTGCTCAGGCACAAGACATAGAACATGCCTTACAAAATGAGCACATGATGGACATGGAACTAAGGTTCTACGCTACTGACAAAGGAAGTAGCTACGGTGGTAGCATCGTAGAGACAAACCCAAACAACACTATACGCCCAGATATAGCTGAGAGATACAACCTAACCTAAGGAATACCCTATGCTTGTAACTAAGAGCGCCGATTACAAAACTGCATTGGTTATCGGGGATGCACACGCTAACCCTGACGTAAGCAATGACCGCTTTGATTGGCTTGGCAACGCCATCCTAGAAACACAACCTGATTGTATCATTGATATTGGGGATTTCCCTGATATGGAAGCCCTATGCTCCTACGACAAGGGCAAGAAGTCCTTCGAAGGGCGTAGTATCAAAGCTGACTTCGATGCCGCCAATGATGCTAACAGGAAATCCTTTGGGGCCATTGACAGGTACAATGAAGGTAGGGCCTTTGCAAAGAAGAAACAGTATAACCCTGATCGTGTCCGTCTAGGGGGTAATCATTGTGAGGCAAGGATCAAGCGTATGCTCGAAGCCTCCCCAGAGTTTATTGGTACCTATGGTATGGAGAACTTTGAATGGATGGGGGACTCAAGCTATATTAACGTGCCTTTCCTGCAGCCCTACGAGTACCAAGGCACATCTTTCTGCCACTATTTCTATAAAACGATGGCGAATGGCATGGGTCCAGCCTCAGTACCCGCTATGATTAACATCACCAAGAAGTCCTCAGTTCAGGGGCATAATCATCTAAGGGGCTTCGAGGAGTCTGTACGTCCAGATGGGTCACATGTCTGTGGTGCCTTTGCTGGCTGTTACTTGGACCCTGACTTCATGACTGCTAGGTTTGCAGCCTATGCTGGTCCTCAGAAGAAATGGTGGTCTGGCCTCATGTGGTTACATGGCATGAAAGATGGCTATTTTGACCCAGAATTTGTCAATATAAACGAAGTCAAGAGACGCTACGGCTAAGTTGTCTTAGGTTTTCCTTGGTGTTATACTATAGAAATGACAGACGAAGAACTTGCAGAAGCTATAGAAGCCCTTTTTTCTTCCTTAGAAGAACCTTCTCCTAGGTACGATCCAGATTATCCTCGTGGGGCACCCTCTGATCGTCCGTGGCTCCGTCCCGAACACGGTGTTCCAGACCGCCTTGAAATGCTTAGAGATACCTACCAAAACTTTGACCCTTACCCCTACGACGAGGATCTTAACTCTGATTCTATCGTTGGCTTTGATTTTCTTGGGGGAAACGTAGGTGGCTCAGACGCAGAGGGCGGTCATCTTGAGAGGTACGGCCATGCCCAAGATCCATCAGGTCGCCCCTACCAGCTCTCTGCCCCTCTTAGACCAAACAGAGAAGGTGTTGAAACACACTTTGCTCCTGAGGGCTTTGAAGGGATTAGTCCCCATGATCCTACAAGGAGACGAAGGGATATAACTACTCCAGAGATGCTTGCCCGGCACCAAGCAAGACAAGACGAATGGGACGAAGGAAGTCTCCCTGCTGAAGATTACTATGGTGGGCTTGGGTTAAATGATATTCCTTCTGGGTACATTCGAACAGGAGAAGACTCCCCCCTAGGTTCAAATGAGTTGATTAATATCCAGAACCACTACGGACCAGTGACTTCTGGAGAGCAGTGGTTAGATAGCCCAGAAGTTATACAGTACATGGCAGATAATCCATCCGCTAACTTGGCTAACAGTTACGAAGCTTGGGACTGGGACGCCATTGATAGGCCTAATGATGGAAGAGGTGCTCTGCATCAGGAAGCTCTACAAATGCTTAGAGACCCTGAAACCCCGGAGCCTCTGCGGGAAGCAATTCGGGTTGCTTTGCCTGCTCTCTTAGGGGCAGAGACTGACAGAGACGTTTTCCGAGGAACCGGATTAGTGCAGAGCACCGGGGAATTGATTGATGATATCTTTGATCCCACTGAGAATGTAATGTCAGGCTTTCGTGGAAGTCAAGAACCTTTAGATCCTTTGGACAGTAACCTGTTTGATCCCTTACTCGCTCAGATTGAAGATACTTCTGAGTTTGACCCCTTGGTTAGGAGGCCTGCTGGCCATCTTGAAGGCGGTGTCAATCCAGATGACGTTGTAACCGAGGCATACTTTAATGAAGAAACAGGGGAATGGGTGCAGCCCGCAGAAACAAGGCATGACACTTACAAGTCCCCTAGTGACGCTGATTTCTTTTTTACGAGGCTTTTAAACTTTTTAGATGAGTACGCTGCAGAGAATACCAGAGAAGACCCAGTTAACGCAGGCCCCAGAGATCTTGAAGGTCCAATAGATATTCCTGAGTTAAAACCTTGGGACCCAAAGAAGATGCCCAAAGGTGGCGGAGGAGGTGGCTGGTAATGCCTAAGGTGACATACGAGATAATAGAATTTTTGGCATTAACTCTAGGAGGAATGAGTCTATTTTTCCTTATTGTAGGGGCAGTAGGGGTGTTTTTCTATGGCTGAACGCAAAGGATCCACCAAAGCAACTGGACGTAATTACAAGAAAGAATACGCAGAATACCACGGCAAGCCTAAGCAGAAGAAGCGCAGGGCTAAGAGAAACACGGCTAGACGCAGAATGGAAAAGGCTGGCAAGGTCAGCAAAGGAGATGGCAAGGATGTGGCGCACAAGGATAACAACCCGAACAATAATTCCAAATCTAATCTCAAGGTTTCTAGTCAGGCTGCCAACAGAGCAGAACCAAGACTCCGGGGTAAACGCAAGACCAAGTCCAAAGCAAAACGAAAGAAAAAGTAATATGAAAGATTCGGTGACAACCAACTTTAAGTTCATGCAAGCACTTATGAAGGTTGAGAACGGTATCAAATCTGGGTACGACAAAGATACAGATACTTGGTCCCCACATCCTAGTCCAGAAGGTGGTCTTCCAACCCTAGGATATGGACATAAGCTAGAACAAAGGGACGTAGACAATGGAGATATTTTCATTAATGCAATGGCTCATCCCGTGTGGGGTATGCCTGATGATATGGTTATTACTCTTTTCACTTTAGATGTAACGGAAGCAGAGGAACAAGCTAGAAATGAATGGAATCAATACAAGCCCCAAGGCGCTCTCTCATGGGATTATGTCCCACAGAAGTATCGAGCCATCCTCACAAACCTTGTCTTTAATGTGGGAAGCTTGGCACCCAAAGGACACCTTGGATGGCCGAAGCTCTTCGACGCTATCAAACGTGAGAATGACTCTGAAGTGTTACATGAGGCCACTACAAGTTATCGGAGACCCGATGGAGTCCGGGTTAAACTCACTAGGCGAATTGAGGTCCTTGGTACTTCACTGGGTATGATACAATGACCTTAGCTACTTGTTTTATCTTGGGTATGGTTTTTGGTGGTGTAGGCACCATTGCAATTGTCCTGCTTTTGATATTGAAAGGAATTAACTAATGAACTTACTAGGAGCCCTATTACCGGGGATATTCAAGGTAATCGAAGAACTTGTCCCTGATGGGGACGAGAGAAACAGGCTAAAAGTAGGCGTCCAAATGGCCGTCTTAGAACAGCAAACAACAATTATACAGGCTCAGGCCTCCATCGTAAAGGCGGAGGCACAAAGCCAATCTTGGCTAACTCGTACATGGCGTCCACTCTCTATGATTACATTCTTGTTCATCATTGTCTGGAGAGTATTTTTTGGCCCCCTAGTAGCGGCCATAGCTGGCCTCCCTGTAGAGACCTTGGTCCTCCCCATGGACCCTGCTATTGAACAAAGCTTTTATACCCTGATTACTATTGGTCTTGGTGGTTATGTCGTTGGTCGCTCTGGTGAAACTATAGCACGTAATGTCTTTAGTAACCGTCAGAATGATAACATAATCAATGATCTAAGAGGAGACAGGACACCCCCTGCATAACTAATGGCACAAGAAGGACGCCCATACAGCGGAGAAACAGTAGACCAACGAAGGCGTCTCATTGCAGAGATGGCCCGTAGAATCCAAGAGAATCCGAGAGATTACCCTATGGCTGCCGCTGCTTTAGCGCGTATGAACGATGGATCTTTGGAAGCCCTTGATCTTAGTAAAATTGCATGGAAAGATGGTATCTTTGAAGAGCAAGGTAGGCGTGGCGAGTACTTTCCGGGCTCCAACGAAGTTCATCTAGACAGCGACTACAACATAAATTCTTTGGGTGAGCTGGCTGACGAGTACTCTGAAGAGCTTCCCGCCGGAGAGTCTGGTAGATCCTACACTTCAACTAGACTCATTAACCCCTTCGAAACTCTTACACATGAATTGGGGCATGGCTTTGACGATGAAGTTGCGAGTCCGTCCCTTCTACGTCTGCTAACTGATTTACCGGGGGAGTATGAACCTCTTTTATGGCAAGCTATACAAAGATTCAATGACCCCGCATACGAAGCAGATGCCTTCTATAACGCTTCTCAGAATACTAATGCCGAACCTAACGAAGTCGCTCGAGGCATTAACATGGACCGAGCCGAGAGTTTTGCGGGACAGGCTGGTATTCCAGTGGAAGATCTTCCAACTAGGCACCAAGATCGAGTTGATGAAGCCCTAAGGTATTTATCCAAGATCCTAGGAGAAAATTAGCCTCTCAGAAGCCTCAGGAAGCCCATCTCTACCCCTCCTAGGGGTCACATACCAGAGAAAGGTACTTGGCTCTCCTGAGGTATCCTAGAGCCTCTCAGAGGGTATTAGGTAATAATGGCTGTGATAAGCATGATGGGGGCTATGCTGAGGGCTAAGAGAAGCACAAGACTGTCAATTATCAAGAATAAGTTCATATTAAGGTTCCTTTCTATGGATACCTTAGCAAGATCTGTGTTGCGATGCAACATACATTTAGGAATTTCAGGTATGCTTAAAAGGTATTGTAGTAAGGACCCAGAGTCTTGGAGCCTATTGAGGTGCTTGATTCGTGTGTCTGCTTAGCTGGAGACCAAGAAGGTACGGCTAAGTCAAACTCTTCTAGGTACTGTTGGAACATGTACTCCTGAGCGGTTAGACTCATTTGCCTATCTCTGTTATGCGGCTGGGAATACGCCCTGTTTGAGTCTCTTCTCTCTGACGCTGCCATTTCTCTGTACACAATATCGTAAGGATCATTCGGGTCCTGCATGTCTACCCAGTCATCGGCGGATTGCTCCCTGATAAGACCATGCTCATTATATGGAATCATCCTAGAGGATCCACTAGAATCTACGTACCTCCTCGCAGGACCACTTTCAAGCAGACCCTTCATTTCCATAATACCATTAAAGATGTGTCCACCTACCTCGTGTTCTGTTGAGTTGTCAAGTGACAGCTGTGTAGCGTAGTCAAGGACATCTTGTGGAGAGATGCCAAGGGTATTCGCAATACTTTGAACCTCCTGAATACCAGTAGGAGAAGAAAAGAAATACTCAGCATTATCTTGGTAGTTAGAGTCTACTGACCAATTAGGGTTTGGACGAGTTGGGGGATCATTTGGGTCCTCTTGTTCACCAGTTCTAAATTGGGATATTGGCCAATCGCTGGTACCCTCTTTATCGTACCTCGCCCTTGCCATAGTGAAACCATCATTTGGCCTCCGATTAGTGTTTAGGTCCTCAACTTCAACATTTTCAAGGGTATCTGGTGCGTTGGCGTCTAACCACCTAACAGCCATCCAAAAATTTCTATCGGCACTAGGACCTTGACCCCTGAAGTCCCCTGCATTTTGTTGCCGGGCCTCGTTAAAGCGGTCCTCTACAATCTGTAAAATCTCATCTTCAGTCATAAATTACCCCGAAAAAATTCTTTGTAGCCCAAGGTACAAACCAACGAATACAGATGCTGCAGCGCCTATCCATACGAAGAGCTTAGCAGTCATCTTCCCAGTCTTAAACTCGGTCTTAAGTTCGTAAACATCTTTGCCGTTCTTTTTAACCTCTTCCTTAACTTCGATAAGATCATTGCGATGCTCATCAAGAGTTGTCTGAAGGTGCGCAACAGCCATAAGAATATCGATGTGGGTCTTTTCTTCCATTATTGATCTTCCATCCAAGTATTATACAGGGTGCTATTATAGCGGAAACTTGGCTGAACCTCACCTTGTTGGTTATATCCATATTCATAGGGTCTTGCTTTGTTATCAACATAGTTAGCAGCGGATTGCAGGATACCCTGAATCTGGCTATCGGGAATATACTCCCCACGCTCATACGCTGTCATTCTAAGATCAAACAGTCTTCTTGTCATTCTTGCTTCGATATCCCTTACTCTCTCAGTGTCCCCTGATTGTCTAGCCCTATAGAGTTCCCAAGCATCTCTTTCATGTTGCCTACGTACTCTGTCTACATGGGGTCGCATATACATAGTACTCAAAGTTCTCATTCTGCGCGAGTCCCTAGATGCAGCTGTGACAGACATTGGCTGAATACCAATGAATCTGTTGAAGGCTTCGCCAATTGTGACATCCTCAGAACTCTTAAAGAGGACATCATTCCTTGTACTAATACCCTCGGAAGGCCACGAAGTTGCTTTAAGGATATTCTGGGCTGCAACGGGAGCCAGTGCTGCCATGTTGCCAGACCCTAGGTCCATAAACATCCTACCACCTACCCCAGTGATCTTGGACATAGCAAAGCTATCTCCGGGGTTAGCAATGGCATGCAAAGCATTCTCCCAAGGGTAAGGGATACCAATGCGTCTACCCATGTCCCAGTTAAGGACAGAGTGAGCTAGGACCCCTGATTCCATCATGTTAGAGATGTTCTCAGACAGGCCAAGTTTCTGTGTTAACAGGTAATGAATACGTTCATCTGTGTCTATATCCCTTGGGGCTCCACCAAAGCCAGTCCTTGCCCAAAGCTCAAATAGTTCCTTCCAAGACTCAGACCCCGGAAAACCAGCGATACCTGCAAAGGTAAAGAACATCATCATAGAAGCTGCAAAGGCGGCTTTCCCTTGAGGACCAGAGTGAAGAGCCATGTTACCAAGAAACTCCAAGACTGTTATAGGGTAGGTCATGAATGGGAAAAGGAAGGCCCCAGCCCAACCTCTTTGGATTGGTCCTCTGCCTGTCTTGTCGTAGACCCCATGTGTCTCCTTGACTAGCTGAATTGCGATACGGTACATGGTCTGAGGATCACTGGCATCCGACAGATTTCTAAGAGACAGAGCTTGCTTGATACGTTCATTGGATTTATTGGCGGCAAGGTAGCTTTCCACAGCAGCCGTATTAACAGAACCATCCGCATTCGTCATAGCATCAACATAGGAGATAAAGGCTGTCAGGCGTGTATAGCGTTCAGCAAAGTGGATTGGGCCACCAGCGTATAGTAGGATGCCTCTCCAAGCTTTCTTACCCTTCTCAAAGGGAGTCTTGGCTTGTTCTTCGACAGGATTAGTCACACGGTCATTGTTAGTGTCTTCGAGCAGTGTTTGTTGCAAGTGGTTTTGAGCAAACTCTAGGCCCTCTTGCAGTGTATTCGTTTTGCCCTTGTATGCCTTTATTAGAGTCTTCTTATTAACTTCAGGATTATAGAGCATTTCCACGGTACGCCCTCTGATGTTAGCCCCTGAGTCTTTAGCAGCCTTAGCGTTGGCACCAAGAACTGAACCAGCAACCCTAGAGGCTTTGAGCATGATGGCGCTGGATTGGATAGGGTTCTGCCCAAAGAGCATGATAGAGGGACCAACTACGGTAGGAACTGCGAACAGGTTAAGGACAGCTGTTGAGTAGTTAAAGCCAAGGGCATAGGCAAAGTTGAAGGCTCTTAGGGACTGCCAGTCATTAACAGCATCAGTCATGTATTCCCATTGGCGCTTATACCATTGTCTTTGCTTATCATCCATTTGTTCCAAGACTACATCCTTGGGAATGTCTCTAGTCTCATTGGCAAGGACATCATTTACTCTGTTAACCAAGGGAGAGAACTGTACAGTAGCTAGCATGTACGGAGAGATACTAAAGTAGTTTCCAAGAACCTCTAGGAAGTTCTCGTTGTACCCACCAATGTTGGACGACCTAATCATGTAGTTCTTGATAGCCCCACCGAGTACATCTTCCCCAATTCTTCTCTGCTGGTTAGCCCTCATCTTCTCAACGAGAGCACTTGCAGCTTCTTTGTTGAGCTTGTTCTCCCTAAGGATAGCTGTGAGGTCACCAATAAAGGCTTCGAAACCATTGTTGATATCAATATTAGATTTATGTGTGCGCCGAGTTGAGTACCCTTCAGACAGCTGTGCAACACCCAGCTCACCAAAGTGAGGAATGTAGTAATCTTCAAGCTCTTTCTTAGCCTTTTTATCGGCTTCAATCTCAGACTCTCTAAGGGGAGTACGTGTCTTAGGGTCTTTCTCAACTTCTAGGACAATCTTCAAGTTCTTCTCAGGCCCACTACCAGCTGGGTTCTTGACAGGCTTCCCTTGTGCATCAAGAATATTGTAGGTGCGGAACATGGAGTTCTGCTTGCTTCTCTGTTGAGGAAAGAAGGGAAGCGAAGGGTCTAGGAGTTCCTCGGCAAATCTGAGAATCTCCGTAGCACCTTCAAGTTCGTCAAGCTGCCTAGAAAGGGCTGCCTTGTCATCTGACTCGGTAAGCTCTTTGAGGCTGTTCTTTTTCAGTTTAATATAGTCTTGGATATCCTTCACAGTCGTACCTGCAGTACCAAGGACTTTCCCTTGCCACTCAATCTGACGAGATTCAATGCTGTCAAGCATCATGTGCTTAAAGAACATGGGGATAGCTTTAAGGGAAGAAGACACTTCGTCAAGCCACTGTGTTTCCTCCAAGGATGCTATGTAGTCTTTAGTCTGTGTCGGATTAGCTGGGTCCTTAGCCTTGTAGATCAAGCGGCCATCAGGGGTCCTGCGATCAAGTCTTTGACCAGTTCTACGCATAAGACTGAGACGTGCCAACGATCTCTTTGTTCTTTCAATGGTAGGTACATCGTTGTGCGGCACTAGCTTTTGGTATACTCGGAGCAAGTGATGCGAGTAGTTCTCTTGGATGTCCTTGAAGTGCTCAGCAAATTCAACAAGCTTCGCCAATGTTGGGTCTTGCCTAGAAAGCTTCTGCATAGACTTCCAATACTTCTGGTAGTTGACTTGGTGCTGCCAAGTATTCAAATCAAGGGCACCTTCCTCCAAGCTAAAGGTACGAGGGTTATTCACCGCATCAATACTAGCTTTCAAGTTATCAGGTATCGTTACTGAGCTTTGACGTGCTTCTAACTGGGCATTGTGCCATACGTTGTGTCCCGCTTCAAGCATGAAGTTACGCACTTGAGGGGAGTTCCAAGAAGTACCCAATACCTTGGATACAGGCGAAGCAGCTAGGGTACGCATCCTTGTTAGGCCCTTGCGTAAATTTGTATTAATAACACCGTTAAAGAACTGTCCAGTATTCAGGCCATCCGCAAAGATACCAGAGAGAGCGATAGAGTCATCAATGTATTCAAAGTCTTTTCTCAGTTGTGCTTTATCCGGTGCATTCTCTTCAGCAGCAACCATAGCATCGTAGTACCTAGGGAGGCCTTTACGCATAGCCGCCATATCAGCTTCTGTAAAGATACCCAAGTCCCGCATAGTGAAGAAGAGGGCATGGCCTTCCTTCGGGCTCAAGTTGTTAATGTTGTTCATACCGTAGACAAGCGAAGTAAGCTGGGCTCTGCTCGTAGCACTCTTAGCAAAGGTGTTCACGGCATTCATGATGTTCTTCCGCGCACCCTCATAGACCTTACCCGGAAAGATTCTAGCCAGAGTAGCTTCTAAGGCCTTTGTATTATTGGCTACGGCAGGGTCCATATTGACAGTCTCAATGTCCTTGTAGTCAATGGTGAGCCGCTCCATGGTGTTCGTATCAGTAGGCTTAGGTGAAGGAGGGACAGCCTCAACGTCAAGGAGCTGGGCATTCATCTTCACGATGTTATCAGCCTGCATTTCATTGAGTTCATGCTCTAGGTTATTCAAGTGTTTTCTAAGAGTCTTGCCCTTGCCTTCGGGGATATTCTTGGCAATGTATTGGTAACGCGCCTGAGGCTCCATAAGGAGTAGCTCAGATGGTGAGATACCTACACCGGGCTGAGTAGCAGCAGTAACAACATTGTTGGCAAGTTTCTGGATGCGCTCTACGTTAGGCATCTTCTTGAACTGGTCAGCCTGTGCTGCACCTCTGGTGTAAAGCTCTTTGATCTTATTGTCTCGCCCCTCAGGAATGTCCTTCTTCTTTAACCCTAGAGCTTTAAGCTTATTATCGAGTTCATTGTCCGACAAGTCCTTCTGTTGTTCAGTGAATCCTTGCATCTGTTCCTCAGTAGGTTCAAGGAACATCTCTTCGTATACACTAGAGGGATCTTTGGGGATAAGCCCAGCCTGAATTGCAGGGAGAAAGGGGTTTTCCTTTTCAAGCATCTGCTGTCTCTGAGCATCATTAGCTACAGACTGTGCTTTAAGGAACTCATTCTCAGCCTTGTCCAAGTTATCTTGGAAGCCCTTAGTTGTAGTATCAATAGCGTCTTTGATATTCACAACATTTGTATCTAGTTGGCGAGGATCAGCTTGGCTCTGGTACCTAAGGAAGTTAGCCAGTTGAGTCGTTGTTCTCGCAGGGAGATTGAACAGAGTGGACTTCTTGAATCCTGTGAAAGGAATAGGATTACCGTCGGGACCTTCAACTGTCTCCGCGTACTCACTGAGGAATCTACGGTCTCTGTCAAGTTGCTCGTTGCCTGTGTTGAAGACAGCGTCCTCATTGAAGCCTGAGTAACCATTGGCAGTTACACGTCCAGCAGCGGTAGCAATCTCGGCAGCCTTAATAGCTTGCTCATCTGAGAGGGACTTGATAGCCTCGGGATTAAAGCCAAGCTCTGTTACACCCTTAGGCGTAAAGGCTCCAACAACCCCTTGCATAACACTTGCTGTTTGTCCAAGGTATTCTCTAGCTTGCTCAGCAGACTGGAAGGTACCTCGTACGTCATCTAAGGCTGTATTAAAGGCATCGTACTTAGAGTTCTGCAGTGTTTGAATAATGTCATTAACGTCAGCTGGGACAAATGACTGAGCTGTAACTAGCTCTTCGTCCATCTGGGAAATATCTTCCCACATCTCTACAGCATTGGAATCCTCCACAGCCTTGTTACCAAAGGTGTCAGAAAGGCCACGCAAACCCGAATGCATACCAGCACCGAGGGGGCCTTCCATGAGTGCGCCAGCAACGGCTGCCATAGAGTATTCTCTAAAGGCCTCAGGACCTAGAGCCTCTACGCCCGGAGCAGCAATGCGTCCAAGCCAAGACTGAATAGTTTCCTCGGAAGCACCTGTGGCAGCACCAATGGCAAATTCTCTGGCTGTGCCTCTCAGAATACCCTCAGTAACCGCTGCTGGCATAGCAGTACCAGCTTCTCTGGCCGCACCGCGCATAGCAAGTCTTGAAGCAATGCTTTTTAGGATACGAGTGGGGACTAAACGGATGCTTAGGCCTTCCACGGCAGCACCGGGGACAGCTAGGCCAGCAGTGGCCCAGAAGTTGTAATCAGCACCCTCGGGGTTATCCTTCGTTTCTGCGAAGTTTCTGTCAAGCATCTCACCTAGGAGATACGGATAAGAAGCCAAGGCACCAGTACCAACGGCAGCTGCGGCACCAGTCGCTGTAGCAGGGGCAGCAAAGCCAGCAGCGACACCAGCGGCCATAGCAGGGAAGGTACGTCCAAAGGTTTCACGGAACCACAAGGAGAAGTCGCCTAAGTTCTGTAGGGTAGTCTCGTCATCTGTGCCAAAGGGTTGACCGGGGATAAGACCCACCCAGTCTTCCATATCTGTGAAGCCCATTTCATCGCGGTCCCTATTGAGACGCTCTGCTTCTTGTTGGTGACGTGCAACTACCTCTGGGTCATCACTAAGGGCAGCCCTAGTGTGGTGATAGAGGCGAGGGAAGTCATGTGCAATACCTGAGTAAAGACCACCTATAAAGCCGGGGGTACCATCGTCAATCGGGTTCCACCAGCCATTGGGATCATTCTCAACATCGTGTCTACG